ACAATTGTAAAAGAACTTACAAGCGGATTCAAGAAAATTAATATGGGATTGCATAAACTATCTGCATTTTTACCGGTTGCAAAATCTATGCTTGATCTTGGTCCGGTTTGGATGGATAGATATGTTAGAAGCATTTTAAGCGAAGCTCTATTTAATGGACTTGAAGAAGGTATTATAAATGGTACTGGAAAAGATATGCCTATAGGAATGAATCGTCAAGTAGGTACTGGCGTAGTCGTTACTGATGGAGTATATCCATTAAAAGCAAAAACAGCTGTAATAAGCTTGGATCCTATTTCTTATGGTGCGTTAATAGGAGGTATGGCGGTTGATGCAAATGGAAAAGCAAGGGTAGTTAATGAAGTAATCATGGTTGTAAATCCAACTGATTATTTAACTAAAGTTATGCCGGCTACAACCGTAAGAAGTGCAGATGGTACTTATGTAAATAATGTATTTCCATTCCCAACAAAAGTTATACAGTCGACAAGATTAGCGGCTGGTGACGCTATATTTGGACTAGGAAAAAGATATTTCATGGGAATAGGGACACCTAAGAGCGGAAAAATTGAATATTCTGATGAATATAAATTCCTTGAAGATGAAAGAACTTATCTTGTTAAGCTTTATGGTCACGGTGAACCACTTGACAATAAGGCATTTGTATATGCTGATATTAGTGGGTTAGTACCTACAATTCAAACTGTAACAGTTAGTGGAACAGTAAATACTCACGAAGTGGTGTAATAAGTGAAAGTGAGAGTAGGTAAGTCCTTTACAGACAAATAATAGTTCCTATAGGAACAGAAATTGAAGTAACAAAAGCGAGGTTCAGTGAATTAACCACTGAGTCTCGTATGTTTTTGTAGAGGAAATAAATAAGAAAGCTAAAAAGTAGGTGATTGAATGTCATTACCTGAAGGACTATTAAAAGATGTTAGAGGATATTTAGACATTACCTGGGTAGACACTGCCACTGATGAAAAGCTCACAGGTATTATAGAACGTGGAATTAAGTATATTGATAGAGTAGCAGGTTCCGGTATGGACTACACTGTAAATGATAGGCCTAAAGAATTGCTTTTAGATTATTGCAGATATGCTCGCTCAAATGCTTTAGAGTTGTTCCAAACTAACTATTTACATGAGCTGCTCTCTCTTCAGATTGATATGGAGGTTGAGGCTTATGAAATTGCCAACCCAGACACAATCGTTTAATGATGGCATTGTGAATATTTACAGTGTGAAAAATACTGCAAATGCCGGAAACATGCCTAAAAAAGACGGACTAACTCTAAAGATTGGCTCTTTGCGTTTTGAAGAAAGAGTTGTTGGCATGGGTAGGTATTGGACAGCACTCCAGGAACAGTCACAAATTGAGCAACTGTTAAGAGTGCCAAGAATCAATTCTATTAATGCTCATGACGTTGCTATTCTAAACGAACGACAATATGACATCATGCAAGTTCAATATCCTCCGGATGTAGAACCACCTTGTATGGATCTTTCATTAGTACGTTTGGAGGTTGCTTATGAAGTTAACTGATCTAAGAGATTTATTACTGACAATTACCCCTAATACGTTTCATTTTAAGGCTTATGCTAAGCCGGATAAATATATAGTATGGGCTGAGGATGGAGAAGCTGGATCATGTAATGCTGATGATCAGAAAGTTGATCAAGTTTTGCAGGGTACAATTGATTATTTTACAAAGACGGAATTTGATATTAATTTTGAATTGATCCAGGATAAATTAAATTCCGCAGACTTAGTATGGAGACTTAATTCAATTCAACATGAAGAGGATACAGGATACATTCACTATGAATGGTTGTGGGAGATGATTTAATGGCTAAGATGACAATAAAAGGAACTGATGAACTTGCGCTGCAACTATCAAGGCTTGGAAATAAGTCTATTGAAATAGCTAAAGATGTTGTAATGGCAGGAGCTCAACCGGTAGCTGATGAAATCAGAAAAGGATTAGAAAGCTTGCCGGTTGATGGACTTAAGCAGCTAAAAGCCGGTGAAAAATTTAATGTTTCAGCTTATGGGGAATTAAAGGACCTGGCTGATAGTTTAGGAATTGCGCCTCCAGACATCGATAATACCGGTAACGCAAACACAAAGATTGGTTTTGATGGTTACGGAAGCTATCCTTCAGAGAAATATCCTAAAGGTTTACCAAATCCATTACTGGCCAGGGCTATTGAAAGCGGTTCATCAGTCAGACAGAAACAACCTTTTGTGAGACAGGCTGTTAATAGATCTAAGAAAAAAGCATTAGAAGAAATGCAAAAGAAATGTGATGAAGAAATAAAAATAATATTTGAGTAGGAGGAAACAAAGAATGAAAAAGGTAGGATTAAAACATCCTGTTTATGCTCGTTATTCAGATGCAACAGGCTCACCTGTTTATACTAATGGAGCTGTTATTGCAAAGGCAATGAGTGCAAGTATTGCTATAAACAAAAACAATACAATCCTTTATGCAGATGATGATATTGATGAAATAGACCAGAGCTTTATAAGCGGTACTGAAACCCTTGGGATTAATGAACTTCCATTAGAAGTACAATCGGTACTTCTTGGACATGCCATTGTTAATGGCGAGATGACTGCAAACAGTAATGACATTTCTCCATATATTGGTCATGGTTTTTATGGGAAAATAAAAAGAAATAATGTTAATAAATGGAGAGCAATCTGGTTTAAAAAGATGCAATTTGGTGAGCCAAATGATGAAACTGAGACACAGGGTGAAAGTGTTGTATTCCAAACTCCATCAATAGAGGGAACAATAATGAAAGACATCAATGGCGATTGGAAGGATGAAAAGGTGTTTGATACAGAGGCGGAAGCTATTGCGTGGCTAGATGGTAAAGCAGGCATAACTCCGATTTGCAAGACACCAGTAGCAAGTATAGCAGCTGGATCATATGCAGTGGCACAGTCAGTTGAATTGACAGCTGGTGAAGGTGAAGCTATCTACTACACTACAAACGGTACAACACCATCTGCGACTAATGGAACTCTGTACAGCGTAGCTATTAATATTGCAGCAACAACTATGTTAAGAGCTATTGCAACAAAAGCAGGTTCTAGTAATTCTGAGATTGCAAGTTATGAATATATAATTACAGCATAAGAGTGGATTAATTCCACTCTTTTTTGAAAATAGGAGGACTAATGTTAGACATAATTAAACATATAAAAGTTGATGAGAAAGAATACCCTGTAGCCTTCACATTTAACGTTATGGAGTCTGTACAAGAAAAATACGGCTCAATGAAAGAATGGGGAGAAGTATTTCAACCTTCATCAGGAGAACCACGAATTAAAGACTTAAAATGGACCATGAAGGAATTTATCAACGAAGGCATTGACATCGAAAATGAAGAAAAGGGCGAAAGAAGAGCATTTGTTACAGAAAAGCAAGTAGGTAGGTTGATTTCATGCATTGGATTGTCAGAAATTACATCTGCAATTCAAAACGTTACAGTTGAAAGTATGGTAACAAATGAAAAAAACGAGAAGACCACGCAGATGACGGAGGCGGATCGGGAGATGGAGATAGCTTAATAGATTTTGCGTGGCTTTTACTTATGGGCAAGAAAATGGGTTTTACTGAAAGGCAAGTAGGGCATATGACATTTTGTAAATTTGACAAGTTGTATCAGGCCTACAAAAATATTTTTGATCTAGAAAATAAATTAAAATATAACAGAACAACATATGCAGAACTGGAAAAAGAAGAAACACTAGATGATGCAATACCATTCTAAAAAGGAAGGAGGTAAAAATTATGGCTTATGATATTGGACCCAAGATTGGCATTGAAGGTGAATCGGATTTTAGGAATGCGATAAAAAATATCAACACAAATTTAAAGACTCTTGGCACTGAAATGATGGCCGTTACATCTAAATTTGATAAAAATGAGCAAAGCACCGAATCATTAACCGCAAAAAATAAAGTATTGAACAAACAGATTGACGAACAAAAAAATAAACTTTCAGAGCTTGAAAAAGGATTAGCAGCAAGTGCCGAAAAGTATGGACAAAACGATAACGTCACTCAAGGATGGAGACAAGCATTAAACAAAGCTACAGCTGATTTGAACAAAATGGAGCGTGAGCTAAAAAATAATACTGAAACCTTGGAAAAGGGCGACAAAGCAACTGATGACATGGCTGAAGAAGTTAAAAGGTTTGGCAAAAATGCAGATGAAGCAGGGGAGAAAACTCTTTCGTTTGGCGATATAATAAAAGCTAACCTTATAAGTGAAGCAATAATAGGCGGAGTAAAAGCTTTGGGTTCTGCAATATTAGGAGTTGCCAAAAATATAGGAGAGTCAGTTCAAAATACATTAGATTATAGTGGATCTATATCTGACATGGCAAATAAAACAGGTGTAGGAGCAGAAGAGCTTCAAAAGTATGCATATGCTGCTCAAATGAGCGGAATGGAAATATCTACACTTGAAAGTGCAATGATTAAGCAACAGAAGGCATTTGCAGATGCAACTACAGGCTCAAAGTTAGCAAGCGAAGCTTATAAAGAATTAGGAATCAATATTGATGGTATTTCTTCCGCGGAAGCTTTTGCACAGGTAATTGCTAACTTAGCGGATATGACTGATACCACTAAACAAAATGCTTTAGCAAATGATATATTTGGCAAATCTTATGCAGAATTGGCACCGCTTTTAAATGAGGGTTCAAGCGGAATTGAAGCTTTGAAAAAAAAGGCAGAAGAGCTTGGAATTGTAATGTCAGAGGATGCAATAAATTCAGGTGAAGCTCTTGGAGATACTCTTGATACTCTCAAACTGACAACTGAGGGCTTAACTAATTCAGTCGTTACTATGCTTTTACCAGGACTTGCTAGTCTTGCAGAGGGTGCGACTACTTACATGGCGGACTTTTCTGCAGCTATTCAAGTAGCTAACGGTAACGCAGTGCAGATTGGAGAAATAATAGGCGCAACATTAAGTGACTTGGCTAATAAATTTATTGAGAAGTTACCTGAAATAGTTGAAGGTGCAAAATCAATAATTATATCTTTTGCAGGTGGAATAGTTGAAAATATTCCTGTGATTTTAGCAACCGGCATGTCAATTATAACAAATTTAGTTAATGGAATAATGCAAGAAATACCTGAAATTATACAAACAGGCTTAGGTGTTGTTCAATCGTTAGTTAATGGAATTATAGGTGCAATACCTATGCTTATTCCCGCAGCAATTTCAATTATTACAGGTTTAGCAGATAATATAACAGGTAATATAGGAACTATAGTTGACATGGGTATTGGGCTAATATTGGCCTTAGTTCAAGGTTTGGTAAGTTCCTTGCCTACTATGATACAGGAAGTACCTAGAATAATAAATGAATTTTCAAGTGCCATTTATGCTCAAGTACCTAAAATTCTTAAAGCTGGCTTTGATATAATACTTATGCTAATAAAAGGAATTATTGACAGTATTCCAACACTTGTGGCAAATATACCACAAATAATATTAGCTATAGTAAATGTTATAACCTTATATAACTGGGCAAGTCTTGGAAAATCTCTTATAACTAAAATCGGTGAAGGAATAAGCGGTATGAAGGGCCATATAGGTACTATCGCTAAAGAATTAGCGGAATCTGTTATAAGTGGTATTAAGAATATTTTTTCAGGTGGAGTTAACATAGGTAATTATCTCATTGAAGGTCTTTGGAATGGTATATTAGGTGCTAAAGAATTGTTATTAAGCAAAGTAAAAGAATTTGCAGGCAGTATAATTGGTGCATTTGCTGAGAAATGGGGTATAGCTTCTCCATCAAAAGTAATGGCCGAATATGGCAAGTATTTAGATGAAGGACTTGCAGAAGGGATAGAAGACAATTCGGATAAACCGTTAAGTGCAATGAATAGTGTAGCAAGTGGTATAAATGCAACTATTCAAACTATAACAGATACGGCCAATACAGCTGTAGAGGCTATAAAAGACTTAGTGTCTTCTGAAACGATGTCTAAAATCAACAAATATAATAACTTAAGCAGTAGTGAAAAGGATGCAAGTAGAAAACAGTATAATGAACAAGAGAAAAATTTTGAAAATACGTATGATAAAGAAATAAGAGCATATTCCAAATTATATGATGTTGATTTAGGAGTTGCTAAGGAGATTCTTAAAAAGGATCTTAACTATATCCCTAAATATGCTACAGGTACAAATAATCATCCAGGAGGCCTAGCTTGGGTTGGAGATAATGACAAAGAGCTTGTAAGTCTGCCACGTGGAACACAGGTCTTTAATGAAGAACAGTTAAGCAACATGTTTAATAGAAAATCAATAACCTTAAATTTGAATATAGGCACCTTAGTTGCTGATGACTATGGATTAAAACAGCTTGAAAGAAAACTTAGCAGTATTAGAATCGATGAAAATTATAGATTAGGGGTGACAGGATGAAACTAAACAGAATTGAGGTATTAGACCCTGAAGAAATGAAAGTTAATCCTGTAGAATATGGAGTCAGTGCTAGAACAGCTAGCGGAAGGTATGTTAAAGACATAAAAGCAATAAAAAATAGTTACACATTAACATATAAAGGATTAAAGTCAACGACTGCATCAGTCTTTAAGAATGCTTACTTATCAGGAAATTCAGTGCCGTTTGAATATAAAGATTCTGACGGCATTAAAACTGTTCAGGTAAGTATAACATCATTGCCTTACAGTATTTTGAAGCATAATACTACACTTAATCAGAACGTTACTATTACATTAGAAGAGGTGTAGGTATGTATGAAGTAAGTACAGAATTTAAAGAAAAAATTAAAGCTCAAACAAGGCGAATATATGGCAAGGTACAGATAGACTATACAGATCCCTTCCTGGATCAGTCAATAAGTGTTGCTACAAACGAAGAAGCAAACATATCTTTCCCGGAGCAGACTGCAGATAACATCCAGGTGCCGGACGGTAAAATAGCAAGTCTTGACGGCTCATGGGTGCTTGACGGGACATATATGCTTGCCCCTACTTCTGATGAGGTAGCAACTCATCAAATGGGATGGTGGGGAAGTCAGCTGGCCGGATCCGGAGGAGCATTCATTGCAACCTATCCGACTTTGACGGTGACATTCCTTCCTAGACCAATTACGAAGCTGAAGGTTGTTGGTGATACTGCTAGGGGTGAGTATCCGGTTGACTTCACTATCAAGCTTTATGGTTTAGCTGATGTCTTGCTGTATACAGAGGCAGTAGCATTAAATTCGCTTATATCTTGGAATAAAACTCTTAATAATGCAATTACCCAAGTTGTAAAAATGGTGCTTGAAATAACGAAATGGAGCCACGAGGGAAGGCAATGTAAGATAGTCGAGTTTTTTACATCCATTCAGGAAGTCTATGAAGGCGACGACATACTAATGATCAACATGCTTGAGGAAAGGGAAGTTGGAAAAGGTTCGTTGCCGGTTGGAAATATCTCAGCCAATGAAATTGACATAAGATTATTTAATGTAAACAGAAAATTTGATGCTGGCAACACGCAAAGCCCATTGTATCAGACATTAAAGCAAAATCGAAGGATTAAAGCATGGTTAGGTGTGGATACTACAACCGGAAAAGAATATGTTCCATTGGGTGTATTCTGGTCCGGTGACTGGAACGTACCTGAACAGGATGTATATGCCCAGACTACCGGCAGAGATAGGCTTGAAATGCTTAGAAAGTCTACATACAGCACTTCACAGGTGCAAATCAATCAGACATTATACAGTCTGGCCATTGCAGTATTGGACGATGCTGGGCTGACTGAAGATGAATATTATGTTGACACTGAGCTGCAGGATTATTTTGTTCCATACAGTTATTTTGAGGATCAGTCACACAGGGAAGCCTTAAGAAAGATAGCTGAAGCCTGCCTGGGGCAGGTTTATTGCGACAGAAACGGAGTCATCCGAATTGAAGGCCCGTCATATTTACAGTCTCAAACAGTACGGGTTGATACTATGACAGGAGACGATTACTTCAGCAAGGACAACCCCGTCAAATGGAGTGAGGTTGCAAACTATATTGAAGTGGAAACACAGCCTTTACGTCCGGATGTGCTGCAGGAAGTTTACAGGTCAAATGAAGCCGTCAGCATTGCTGCAGGGGAAACAAAGACCGTCACAGCATATTACAATGATGCTCCATGCATTAATGCTGCAGCAAGTATATCCGGGACAGGTTCGATTACAAGCGCAACTTATTACGCTTGGGGCGCAACGGTTAAAGTCTACAGTGCTGCTGCAGGGACATTTGAACTTACTATCAATGCGCAGCCATTGAAGATATTGAACAAGGACAAGGTGGTGCGCCAGGATGCAGACTCAATCGTTGACATGGGTACCTTAAAATATACTTATCCAGGTAATCCTTTAGTGCAGACGGTGGCTATTGCAGAAACCATTGCAGACAGGCTGCTAGCATATTACAAGAATCCTCGAAGAGATGTAGAAGTGGACTGGAGAGGCAACCCTGCAATGCTCCTGGGGGACAGAATAACAGTTACAGATAAGCTGGAGCAGAATGATTACTTTGTAATTAAGCAGGAGCTGGAATTTAACGGAGCATTAAATGCAAAATTAAGCGGAAGGAAGGTGTAATTATGTTTGAAACACCTAAAACAGATTGGGCATATAATAATGTACCTAACAAAGATGATCTTAAAAGAATTGAAAAAAACATTAAATACTTGAAAGAGTTATTAGGATAAAGGGGTGGTTAAATGCCATGGACAACACCTAAAACGGACTGGGATACCAATCCTACAAATCCACTTCCGAGTGATTTTAACAGAATTGAAGGAAACATAGACTTTTTAAACACAGACATTGAAACGAAAAAAGGGCTTATAGTTGATGCGCTTAACAGTGTAGGAATAGCTGCATTAATAGCTGATACTCATGTGCAGCTGGCAAGCAAAATAACCAGCGCAGAAAAAACTGGCGTAAGCATAACACCGGGAACTGTAAACAAGGAGATTCCGAAGGGTATATATGATACCGGAGGCGGCACCGTCCTGGGAGATCCTGACTTAATATCAGCAAACATAAAAGCTGGAATAAACATATTTGGTGTGGCCGGTAATTCAAATGTGGTTGATACATCATCAGGTACAGCTGTAGCAGCTGATATTTTAAGCGGGAAGGTCGCTTTTGTAGATGGTGCTCAAGTAAACGGCAGCATGGTTGATAGAGGTACAGTTAATCAAACTTTATTAACTCAAGGACAGCAATATACTATACCTGAAGGAAAACATGGTGGTAGTGGTAAGGTGACCGCAAGCTTTGCAAATCTAATCGCTGATAATATAAAAAACGGAGTTAATATAGGAGGCGTAGTTGGTACTTTAATTCAAGCACTTGCATTCAGTGCTTATACAGCAATAAAGAGTTTTTCAACACCAGCAACTCTTAGTGGCAGCTTAGTACCAAATACAAGCGGAGTTTATACATATACGAAAAATCATATGTTATTTACTTTATCTGTTAATTCGGGAACTGCTTCAATATCTGGTACAGGACCATTTTTATACAAAAGCGGTAATGCTTCATCAACACTCCTGTTAATATCTGAATTTACAGAAGCCACTGAAGTATCTGGACTGGGCTATCGATACCACTTAATATTTAACCCTAGAAAAGAAACATTATCAATTACATTTTCAGCCAATAGTACATCAAGTGGTTTTTATCCAATAATAGATTAAGGGAGGAGTTTTAATGAATAGAGCAATTAATATTGAAATAACAAATAAAAATATTGCAAGAGTTTTATCGATAGCAGATGATAGTATCATCGAAGAAAACCCAACAACATTAGAGTACATTTTAATAACTGATTACACAGAGCCTCCAGCATTAAGTAATCCAATGGCAATAAACTATCCTATGTACGACAAAATAAAACAGAGTTTCAAGTGGAAGCAAATTGCCTACCAAAACACCGCCACGGAGGAATTGCTGGAAATTGAAAATTTGAAAACAGAAAATTCAGCTTTAAAAGCCAACCTTGCAGCCGCAAATGATAACATAAACATGTTGATTGAGCTACAGGCTGACATGATTGGAGGTGCGGTTTAATGACAGTGATTCAAAAAAAGGTAATAATAGCAGGAATTAAAATAAAACTGTCAAGGGGTGAAGATCTAGAAACTATATTATCAACTTATGTTAATTTGACAGAAGAAGAAAAACAAGAAATAAGAAATTCGTTGTAGGAGGCTTGTTTATGACTATACAAGAATTGTGGGAATTGCATAGAAAAAATCATTTTACTTACTGCAATATAGATAAATACCATGCAGCAGGCTATAAGGGACAAGGAATTAATTTCCTAAACTTAGAAACATTAGAACATGGTGATCAAGTATGTAAAGTTTTCTCAGAGGTTGCACCTGGATCAAAAGTATTTAAGGGTATCTTATCAGGCGTGACAGATGGTTCGGAACTTACTAAATTTGACATAACTATTAATGGGTTAAAGCAGGACTTTGAAACATTTGTAATTAAAAACAATATCAAGCTTATCAACGTCAGTAAAGAAGATGGAAGAGTACAAGTTAAGGAAGATTTCATGAAGAAATATATCATTGAAAAACATGGAGTCATCCTTACCAATTCTGCTGGAAATGATGGAGAGTATGTTTCGGGTTCCTATCGAAATGTTGCAATTGTAGTTGGAGCAGTAAACTATAAAAATGGCGTACCGGTAAGAGCAAGTTATAGCGGCCAAGGTCCTGAGGTTGATTTCGTTGCATTTGCACATCTATTCGCAGGAACAAGTTTTTCATCCCCATTTTTAAATGGTATGAATGCTTTGCTTTTAAACAAATATGGCGACTTTAACCAGGAAGAATGTTTCGAGATTTTAAAATCCTGCTGCATAGATTTAGGGGAACCTGGCGATGATAATTATTTTGGATGGGGTATACCAGTTTTACCTTTGACAGATAAACTAGAAATACTGGAAAAGCTGAGAGGAGCTGAAGAAATGCAATTTAAAGATGTTGAAGACACAAGATGGAGCAAGGCTGCAATTGATCGCTGCGTGGCAGAAGGTCTGCTGGTAGGCTTTGAAGATGGAACATTCAGGCCAATTGAAACAGTAACAAGAGAGCAGTTTGCAGTGATACTAACACGCATTTTAGATAAAATTGAAGGGAGATAATAATGGGAGAAAAAGTCAATGAAATAAAAGCCGGTTTAGTGGGTGTAATAGCTGTGATATATGCTTTTATAGCAAGTATATTCGGAGCTTTTACACCTTTACTTATAATTACACTTGGAGCCATGTTTGCAGATCTAATTACAAGGATATATGCGGCAAGGGTTAGGCCTGATGAGAAAGTTGAAAGTAAGCTTGTCATAAAAGGCATATACAAGAAGTTAGGAATGTGTATGCTTATTGTTTTGGCTCTGCTTTTGGACGAGGCACTACTTATATTGGCCGATGTAATAGGCATCAGTGTTATTAGTAAGATAATGGTTACTGCACTTGTAATGGCTTGGCTGCTTGTAAGGGAATTAATATCCAATGCTGAGAACCTGCAGCATGCAGGCATAGAGCTGCCGTCATTTCTTGTAAAAATACTCGGTATAGCCAAGGATAAAATAGATAGTGCCGGGGATGCGATTATAGGTGGTGATGGTGAATGAAAATAGAAAACGGATTAATAACTGAATTTAATGCCCAAGGTATTAAATTTGCCCAAGATCTTATTCCTGAAACAAACAAATTGGCTAGGTCGCAGCTGTCCATGAAACCTCAATATATAACTCTTCATAATCCTGCGGCCAACGGAGCTACGGCTGAAAATCTAACTGAGTACGCTGACAGCTATAATGGATATAAGAGCTGGCACCTGACAATAATAGGAAATAAAGTATTTCAGGAGATGCCATTTACTGAGGTTGGCTGGCATGGAGGGGATAGCTACAACGGACCCGGCAACAGATTAAGTATTGCATTAGAGATTGGAGAGGATGAAGAATCAGAAAATACTGCAAAAGTGTTTGTTGCCTATCTGATGAAAGAGTACAACATTTCGATTGAAAAAGTGGTACCTCATAAGCATTGGTCCGGTAAGAACTGCCCGGCCTATACTCTGCAGCATTGGGACAAGTATATTAAGACAATTGAAGAGTATTACAAAGAGATCACAAAAGAGCCGCATTGGGCTGAAAAGTACAAGTTGAGTCTGCAATCAAAGGGCATTGTAATCAATAATGAAAGATATGATGACTTCATGACACGCGGAGAAGTTTTTGCGTTGCTTGATAGAATAGTAAAGTAGCCAGGCGTGATGCCTGGCATTTTTATTTTAGCCTAATTAATATAACCTACGACGGCGACGGAAAAGCCGACAAGGACAAAAACAGAATCTTCGACGCCTGCGACCTCGGATATCTTCAAATCTGTCTTCAATTTTATCACACATGAATATCACCCCTTCAAAGACAAGTTAATTTATTATATTCTGTTTCCTAAAAGGCGTGACGGTATGTCCAATACAGTAACTACGTTGTAGGTCGGAAAATTCGATATCTTCCGGCCTGATTTCTTCATTAGTCACATTTTAATGTCAGGCAGGTGGTATATATAATTATACTCATTCGTTTATTATTTTGTTACTGCAAAAAATAATCTTGGTGTTTTTCTATAATTTTTGTGCATTGATATTAGAATTATTATATGAAATCATAATCTCTCCTTTATGAAAGTGATTTATAATATTATATGTATTTAGGTGAATAATAGTAAGTAGGAGCTCTGGACAATTCAGAGCTTGTTTAATAATTAAAGGACGGGATTAAATTCCCGCCCATAGCAGACCAAATATAATTTTAAAACTATCTATGACAATGGTGGTTATTGTCTTCTTCCAGAGCATCTTCAAGCAATTCTTCTAAACACTCGAAAACACATTCGCAGTCACATCTTCTGCCGGTTCTACCAGCAACATCATTATTATTTCTATGACAATGATGTTTGTTATTTTCTCCAAGTGCGTCTTCAAGCAATTCTAATAAGCATTCAAAAACACATTCGCAGTCACATCTTCTCCTAGTTGTACCAGCAACATTACCATTATTTCTATTACTCACAAATATCACCACCTTTTTAGGTAAGCTCATTCTTAATATATTCCATAACTAAAAAAAGTGTGATAACTTGTCTTATTATAAGTACTTTATATGGATTCAATGGTGTTAATGTATTATATGCTTGTATAATTTCGATGGAATATTACAACTGGTTATTATTAATTGACAAAATAAAGGACGAATTTAATTCCCATCCATTGAGGCTCAAAATTTTTAGTCATAACAATCTATAACAATGGTGTTTATTGTTTTCTCCCAACGAATCTTCAATCAATTCATTTATACACTCAAAGTAAGATCATAAGATCATCATTATAAAATAGATTAAACTAAAAATCTTCTCCTCATAATTTGATAATAAATATATTTATGCCGCAACATTTTATAAAATTCTACATTTATTTTTGTGATTTGTGACAAAATATGTGTTTTTACATATATTACAGTATATTAAACTTTATAAAGTAGTTGATAAAATATTTGTTAAGTTAATTTTGAATGAAAGGAGCATATATCTTGAATAATGATATTAATAATGATTATCCTATATACAACATGGATATCAATGATAATGATGTGAGCATGAACAGATTTGATATGAGACGTGATTATGACTTTGACAGAAGACGTGACTTTGACTTTGACAGAAGACGTGACTTTGACTTTGACAGAAGACGTGGTTTTGACAGAAGACGTCGCTTTGACAGAAGACGTGATGACTTTGACTTTGATTTTGATTTTCCGTTATGGTTTTTTTTCTGGCGATTTTTCTTTTAACTAAAGGTAGGTTGTTGTCCGGTACGACAATAACCTACCTTTACATGAAATGCTTGTGTTTTTTTCTGTTACATAAAAAAGGCTGGAGAGATAATCTCCAGTTACTTAAATAATTTTAATGCTTGCCTGGCAGGTGGTTAATTTATTATATTCTTTATTTTCTTTCGTGATACCATATACTATTGAATAAACAAATACCATGTTTATCTGTCTAGCTCATACATCAATTCATAAAAATACTTTTCCTTATGCTCGCATAGAAAAACAAGCCTATTATGCTAACCAGGTTTTCTTATTGGTGGGATAACCTACTCAATTATAAGAAATTGGCTAGAGTTAATAGGGACCCCAGCCAATATTTAAAGACTATTCTTTGCATCATCTAAAAATTAATAAAACCATTCTTGCCAGCAGTCACGTCTTTTACTATTTTCGTTTCTGACTTCATTTCTATTATTTTTTCGGCAACGGGTATTATCTCCCAAAGCATCTTCAAGTGATTCCACTAAACATTCAAAAACGCACTGACAATCTCTATTGCTTACGCCAGCAACGTTATCATTTCTTTTACTCATAACTAAACACTCCTTATTATAAATTATATTGAGACAAACTTAATACTAATATATTCTTTTAACTTTATAAATGTTACCTATGTAAAAAATAAAAAGGCTGGAGTGGATAATCTTCAGCATGAAATATGATTTAAGCATAGAAAATTAACTTTTATTAGAATAAGTATTTACAATTTAAAGGAATATAGTATAATATGATTGAGATGCGCATATATTGAAATTTGAATATAATATTATTACAGATAACCCCTTGGAACGCATTCTT